ATAACTCCATTTCCCGAGCCTGCTAATTGCCACTGCATATTGTTACTATAATCAAAAGAACCACCTAAAATAGCGTTTCCTTTACGAATGTCCCAAGGCAATTGAATCGTGCCCGCCACCGCAGCAGCTAGGTCTAATTTAACGGTTCCCGTGCCGAAGATTAACCATTGACCGTTGCCAAAATCAGTCTTAGAAACGATCAGGCTGTTGCCATCATTGGACTTTGAAATCCCATTGCCAAAGACCAGACCAGTGGTTCCTTTGGTAGTGGTAACCCGAGGAACAGCATTAATGGCACTTAAAATGTCGTCCATCGCTTGACCAGCCAACTTGTTAGCGGTCAAGGTGCCGTTGACATCAATATCACCGAACGTTTGCTTGCCCGTCCACGTGTTATCCATACCTAGCCGAGCAACGGCGTTCTTGTTGACCAGATCAATATAGGAATCAATCTGTCCCGACAGTGCATGAGCGGCGTCTTGAGCAGCCTTAGCCATGACGTTAGCGTCCTCCACTCGTTGCGACATTTCTTGAATGATATCGTCAACACTCTTCAGGTACATCGTGGATTCTGATGCACTGATTAGCAATGCATTCCGGACCACTGTCATAGTAATACCAATGGAACTAACCACCTTACCATTTTCATCCCGCACTCTTAAGAACGCACTCTCGTAATCACCAGCGGCTTGATAGAACTGCTTAGGTACATCAATGCGAACTAAACCTTGCCGATCGTTAATCACCACTGCGGTATTAGTTTGCTTGACAATTCCTTCACTATCACGGCCTTCCAAGTCCACTGAACCGCCCTTTAATGGACGTGGACGATCACCTTGTCCTAACAATTGAATGTAGACATCCCTTTGGTTGTCACCCTGTCGACCATTGAGAGGATCAACAGCCACAGTTTGATCAACAGGTAAGACAGTTTGAAGTTGGGCATATGATTGTCCGTTAATTACAACGTTATTAGCACTCAATGTCTCTCCTCCTTTACATCATCATTTGATTTACTAATTGTTCAAAATACTTAAAATCATGGTTCAAAATATTTAGCATATCGCTTATCCGTAAAGTCTGAACCTGTTTAGGATTAATTAGCGCATTGTTATCCAACTCATTACCGTTCTCATCCAGATACGTCGTGCCTGACGAGGCATCATTAACCAAGTCGATTAGCATGGTCATGGTATCAACGAAGTACAGGTAACAAGTCCGGTTAAACATTTTCGGTTCTTGTTTTCGCCAACTAATTTCATCATCACTGTTTTGCAGTGCCTGCAAGATTTTCGCCACGTTATCGTTGAAGTTTTTAATGACATCATCAGTCATATCTAATTGAATCAGACTAATCTGCTGCGGCACTGGTGGTACAACATCATGATGGTCATCATCGTGATGGTGATTGCCACTGTCATGGTGAGCGTTATCATCATTCACGGATTGACTATCAAAAAACACTTGGAAAAAGCGCTGTGCCATCAATCGCTGTGTTTCAGCGGTCGGGTGAACAGTACCATCACCAAGTGTTTGTTTGTGATTTGCTTCTGTAACAATCGGATTGTCTCGCCAATCGACATATTTTAAGCCATTCAATCGAGCAATCCGAGTAATCATATCGTCAATATCGTTTTGACTAAAGCCCATTGAGTTATTTTGACTAAGCGAACCGTTACCGTCTTCCCAACTCTGCAATGGAGTAACAAGAAAGATTTGCGTATCTGCATTATCGGCTTTGATCTTATCAATTCCCGATTGCAACGCTGACTGCATGTTGCCAATCGTTTCATGTGGAAAACGATAATCATTTACCCCCATATCAATTAAAGCATAATCAAAGTCTTTGAAATTAACTCGGTTGACTTGACCGCTAATTCCGTTGCTATCCCCAAAGGCAACCCCGCCAATGGAGAGGTTCATATATTCAAGATGAGCCAATTGAGCTAAGGTCTGGGCAATGATGGGTGGCCCATTCTTGCGCCCGTCATAGCCGAAGGTGACTGAATCACCAATAATTGCAATTTTTTTCATTCTTTACCCCTCATATATCCAATGACAATTAATCTGGAAGTTAGCATTATTCAACGTTTTAGATCCAGAAAAGAAATTAATTTCACCCGGCTTACCGGCAAAAAAAGATACAATGTCGCCATAAGCGGATAAAGTCGTACCACCAGAGAATGACATTTTAGTAGCATTTTCAAAACCCATGCGGGGTATTCGCACTTTTGAGTTAAAACGCCCGCCAACAATTGTGGTGGTAAGCCAGCCAGTGACTTCCACCCGATGAAGGTTTCCTAAGGTAATGACTCGGTATCTAACCGGATTGTTTGAAGCTTGAACAGTTCCATCTAGTAGTGAAACACCAACGGTAGACCATTCAGAAACTTGGGGGCGTAAAATTTCAGACTCTTTTGCATAACCGGATAGGTCAACATCAGTTCCGTCTTTACCCTTAAGACTGTTTAAGAAATCTGTTTCAGTACCCGTATGCCCGTTGTCTAACCAGATTTGATAAGTGCTCTTACCATCAATCCCATCTCGTCCGGGTTGGCCGTCTTTCCCATCTTTACCGGGAGCACCGTCCTTACCAGGCTGTCCATCTTTTCCAGCAGGACCAGGCTTCAATTCAATGTTTTTCAGATCATCTTGCGTCGCTAAATCTGGTTTACCCGTAATGTTTTGCCAAGCCATTGTAATCGGCAACTCATTTTTTAAAGCATACTTACTAAAATCTGGCAAGTCGGACTTCTTAGCGTAATCAATCAAACTAGACACCGTTGCATAACTACTAAGATCGGGCATAGTTGGTAGATCTGACTTCTTAGCATAATCAGCTAACTCGGTTTCTTTGACCAATCCCGATACACTTGGTATATCCTTCAACTTAGCATAACCATCTAGTGATGGTATATCAGAAGTGAGCGCTAGGTTTGGCTTGTCTGTGATATGGCTCCAACTCATCGACTTAGGTAGTTCATCTTGTTTTACATACCCGGTTAAGTCAATGTTCACATTGCCCTGATCATCAGGCTCGATATTGTTGACAGACTTAACGTTTGAAGCATTTTGCTCTTGTTCCACTGTCCAGTACTTTTGATCAGATTCTTCTTTTGTGTAGACATTCTGCAAAGCCTTAGTGTTAGCGTCTGCTGTTGATTGTGCCTGTTCTGCTTTGCTTGTTGCACTGTCAGCAGTCGCTTTTACATTATCTAGGTCAGACTGTTTAGCCAATCCATCAATGCTTGGAATTGGAGGTTTATCTTCGATATCAGACCATTTAACCGTTGGGACGGATAATTTATCAAGTCGTGCTTCCAACTCACTAGACGTGACAAGAGACGGCTTATTTTGAATGTCATTCCAATCAATCGACAGAGCAGATTTAACTTTATCTTTGAGAAAATCATTCCACAAAACTTCAACATCGTCAGCATGCCAAACAATGCCCCAAGGCGTAAAGTAAATCTTCACTGTGCGCCCGTTATCAGGAGAACATGCTTTGACAGGAACATGGCTCTCTGGATCTTCATAATCGACCAAGGTCATTGGTCTAATCATTTCTTCCGTCATGATTGAATTCCTCCTGTTAATACTTTGACTTTCTCCATATCACTTGCCGTTACGGTTGTAATTCCTTGGAAATGATCTTCATAACGAGCACCACTAGTAGCTGTTTGAACACTTGAAGAGATTCCAACCATTTGCTGGTTGATATTTCTGAATTGCTTCCGTATAGCTTCATTAATGTCATTCATCGCTTTACCTGTGTTGTTAAAGTTAATTGTTGCATCGTTATTCTGGTTGTAATCATTGATAGTTACACTGAAAACAATCATATCGGTATCAACGTTCAACTCAGGGTCATACGTGTGAATGCTATCGCCAAGCTGGTATGGGCATTTCCCTTTATGAGTCCATGTCATGGTGGCGGCAGGATCAACTTGCAAATGTGATTGTAAGTATTGAGTTGCTTGATTCTGGTCGTAAATCGTGTCGAGCGTTTGATCTTCTCCAACATGTTCATCGTAAAGATCAATTGATTGTTGATCTTTAAATTGAAAGTTGAGTTGATAAAACTCTTCTGTCGAACTTGATGTACTACCAGCCGAACCACCACCATTCATAATGGAAGCCATTTGATCATTACGTCCAATCCATGATGGTGGGTAATTACCAACCGGAATTTCTTTACAGCTTTCGCCTTCCTGCGGTTCATAAATAATCGTATTGGCGTCTAAGAATAAGCAAACGTGATATGGTGAACTAAGCGAACCATAAAACCCAACGTCCCCTGTCTGCGCAGAGCCTACTTGATGGAATGAACCAACCTGCGTGTAGGTAGTCCAACCAATATCAACCCCCATTTTGGCATAACAGAAGTGCACGAAACCAGCGCAATCAGAACCTGCTTCGGTTCGTCCACCTAAGATATAAGGGCGGCCTAACCATGAACGAGCATAGCTAATTAGTCCCTGAGCGTCTTGAGAAACCGGACCACTACTATCAGAAGTAGTAGTTGTTTTCTCCATCTTCCCAGCTTTTACATTGACCACATTGACCAAGTCAGCCGTTGACTGCTGAATATCTACATTAGGCGAATCGTAAAGGTATCTGAACGTTTCGCCCGTTTGATGAGTTAATGAGTTCAGGTCATAAATTTTTAGGACGTTCCCGTCAGGAATCCAGTAACCACCGCAACCAGCTAGGTTAGATGTTAGAAAGTCTAAACAACTACCGCTTGCCTTTTCGGTTAGAGCAGTAAAACTTCCGTGAAGTTCATAACTAATTCCTTGATTGTTCTTGTCAAAGAATTGGTGCATAACCGTGTCTAGCGTGTAGGTTGGGTCTGCTGGAGCTGGTTTAATAACCGTACCAGGCTGTTTATTATCATCACTATCATCACTTGATGAACTATCACTAGACGAGTTATCCGACTTATCATCATCGGCAACCCGTAGATTTTTGAGTTTATCAATTAAAGCGTTAGTAGCGGTGATCTTCTTAGTCGCAACCCCTTGCTCATTGGTAACTGGTTCGATGTCCTTAATCTTATAGGCTTGTCCCATAAATAGCACTTCGGCTTGAACTTGAGCCAAATTAAAAACGTACTCAAAACCGTTCACATATCGCATCGTAAATTCGACTTGATAGGTTGAACTCAGCTCAAAAGTACGTTGCCAAGTGTTATAAAGATCAGCAAAATTGACTCGCTCTTCGGCTTTACCATCATGGCTTTTAATAACTGCTACATCAATCATGACTGCCACCATAAAGGAAAATCAAACGTGATTTTACCTTGAAAGCCACTCACCACAAATTCATTAGGACCCTTAGCAAGGGTAATGATTTTATGGTTGGTGTTAATGCCATCATGATTGCCATTCAGCATTGGGTTAACATCGACCAATGACCAAGTACCAGACCAGCCACCTTTGCGAGTGACTTCATCGCCTGTAGTCTTATTTTTGATTGACATATCCCCATTGGCTGAACCTTCGAGGGTTATCGTTAAAGGTTTGCCACGTCTTTCTGGATCAATCATGACTTCGGAGGTGTTTTGAACCGTGAATTGATTAGTTGTGAAAACATATTGTGGACGGTTGATAGGCTGGTTATTACCAAACCCTTCAACCATATTATCAAAGTCAGCCGTTGTGCCCACACTACGACTAAGACCATAAAGGTCAGTCAACGTGACCTGACAAGTCCACCCTCTTTCACTAGTAAAGGTTGGGGCTGCTAATTTAGCCCGCACCTTATACATACGTTGAGGAAAATCTGCCCAACAAATCCAATAGGCTTCACGACTATCAATAAACTTTTGCAAGGCGTCAAACGCAAGAAAAGCGTCAGCTTCATTCATGCCGTAGAAGTGAATCGACATGGTAATTTCACGAGTGTTATAACTCGTTGAATTTAGTTTCTGCCCATCTTGCAGACCGAGTTTTTCAAGATTATCTTCCTGTTGAACTGGTGCTGGGCTATGCAAATAGCACAACACATCTTTCAAGTCAGGCTGATCATAAATTGAATGCCACTCTTTACCATCTTCCGAGATTGAGAACTCAATTGGTTCAAAATCTACGTAAGGTGTTGGATCATCATGAGGACCCAAAAAGGGGTAAAGATGTGGTTTAACTTTCTTTGTTGAAAATACTTGCACTATTCTTCACTCCTTTCTAGTTATAAGCGTTACGCCAATTATGAGCATTCCGTTTGTTAACGGCATTAGTGACTTCATCGACAACCAATTGTGGTTGCATATCAATGTTATTGACTGCCTTAACCACTTCATGAAGCAATGCAACAACTTGCCCGTTGAATTGACCATCGTTCTCATTAGAACGTAATTCGGGGTGGTGTGCTTCCATCGTTTGCCATGCTTGTTTCATCAGCGGTAAAGCATTGTTGTTGTACGGGTTAATAATGTACTCGTCTTGTTCTGGGTTGTCGCCAACCGTAACATTCTGCAAACCACGAACTCGACCACCAAACGCAAACCGCCGTGAACCTTGTGGGCCAGAGTGAAGCCATTCCATCTTACGGTGGCCCCAAATAGTCGTCCAACCAATGGAATTAGCATAATCACTATTGTTAAAGAAGGCGATTAATTGGTGGAACCCTTTCATGATGTTATGAAATTTTGGCATAGCATAGGAATTAAATGTCGGTACTGTATATTGCAACAGCCCACGAGCTTCATTACCGCCCGAATTTTGGTCATGGATTTCTTGCATACGATCTTCACGACCGCCAGATTCGTTCTGGATAACCTGCTTTAAGTTAGATACAAACCCATCATTGATATGGGCTTTCATCTTTCTAGCAGCCGAACGAATAACGGGCCCCCAGTCACCGTTTTTAGGTTCTTGAACAATGGCTAACAAGTCTTTCAACACGTTAGCAATCCCACGACTAAACGCAATTGCTGACGCTTTACCAAACGTTGGAATAATATTCTTTGAAGAATTCCAATCAGTTAATTTAAGGATTAAATCCTTTGAAGCACTAATAGGGTTCTTGTCGAATGCGTCAGCAATCTTATCCATTTCATCATCAGATAACGTCCCGTTAGCATAATGCGGAATTCGCTTTCGTGATAAAATTTCGTGCGACTTCTCGCCCGGAATAACTTGTGAACCTGGTTCTAGCCAGACATGCCGATTAATTCCAGCAAATAGTTGCCAGCCCCGTGATGGTTGCCAAACCAGTTCTTGCTTATGCGGACCATCACCATCATTGATAACCGCCATACCACCAGGGTGGGCCGAATAAGCGGAACCTGCGCTGTGCATAGAAGTACCAGAAGCATAGCTGATTGAACTAAGTTTCTTGTCACCGCCAAAGTCGCCAATGACCTTGTTAATGCCAGAAATACCCTTGTTCAATCGGCTAACAATATCCTTCATAGCACTTCCAGCAATACCAGGAAGTTTATTAAAACCAGACTTGAAAGCTGATACTAAATCATCAAGCCAGTTATCCCATGAACGTTTGAAACCACGCTCAAAATCGTGCCCCGTATCATCAATATCATCAAGCTTGCTACTGATAGTTCGGTTAGCTTTATTCAAACCTTTCTTGGCTTGGCTTGAAAGGTTCTTCCAAGTATCGCCCCAATAACGTTTAAAGTCTTTACTAAATGATTTAAGGGCTTCTTCAACCACTTTCATCATCGAACCAAACTCTTTAATGAAGCCATGTTTACCTACAGCCTTATCAGCTTCAGCCATTTGTTGACCAAGCACTTTACCAAAGTTGTACTTCTTCAAATCCTTAGATAAGGTCTTAATGTCGCTATCAACTTTTGACAAACCAGTCTTTCTATTAGCTAGTTTGCCAATTGTCTTTTCAAAGCTAGTGAATTCCTTCGTCGCTTGTTTCAGCGGTTTAGTTAATTGTTTGAAGTCCTTAACCATTCCACCAAACCAAGTGTCGAGCTTCTTTACTTCATCAGCAAGTTTTGACTTCTTGATTGACTTAGCCAATTTCTCAAAATATGTGCCTACTTTCGTATGCTTCATATCCTTGTTGAGCTTGTCTAAATCCTTGATAAATTCGCCCAAGCCATGTTTACCAGTCAGTGACTTAATGGAACTAGCCATTGTTTTAGTTGACTTGCTAAACGTTTTGAACATTTTAGCCAGTTTCTCTAACGGCTTGGCAGACTTAGCCATATCCTTAACGAAACTCTTCAAGCCTTTGTTCATCTTGTTTAGAGCCTTAGTAGGATCATTATGTTTGACTGTTTGCTTTAACGTCTTCAATGTTCGTGTGTAACTCAATACAGCACGGTTCATTTCTTTAATGTTGGCAATATCAGTCTTAGAATAATGGTTACCACCGAGCGACTTAATTTCTTTGGAAGACGGTTTCTTAGCTTTAGAACTATGGGAAGAACTAGATTTAGAACTAGAACTAGTTGGATCTTCGTTCCACCAATCTTTAATGCTCTTCCAAGTATCCTTTGCCCATTTGCCAACTTTACTCATAGCCTTAGAAAAGCCATCTAAAATGCCTTTGAAAGTGATCCGTCCATGAAAAATATCACGAATAAAGTTAAAACCTTTATGAGCAGCTTTTCCAAGCCAACCCCCTAGAAAGTTACCAATCATGCTACCAAGCATGGCACCTTCAGGGCTACCAAAATAAGCACCAATTCCGCCACCGATTAAACCACCAGCACCTTTACCCAGCATCTTCCAGCGATCGCCTTTAAATGATGGGGTTAGTCCACGAGCTAAATCAATAGCACTGAGGCCAATAGAGATACCAGCACCAAGTTTTCCAGCCATGCCTTTACCCAATGCACCAAGTTTTGTGCCATTTAGTTTTGACATACCTTGTGAAAATAAAGCACCAGCCCTCGAGCCTGCTTTTACCCAAGATTCAGGAATAATGTAACGTGTTGCAAAGTTTTTGACCGCACCACCAGCACGAATAAAGGCAGAAGCAAATTTTGAACCAACTAGTTTCCCTCTTGCAACAAACTTGCTCTCTGAAATAACCGAAACTATATCGCCAAGAGCACCTTTACCCTTTGACAATCCACTAATGAGTTTTGCAAAGCCTGGCTTGAAAACTTTAGAAATACCAGAAAGCATTTTACTTCCGAGCATTCCTCCTATATCCAAAAACTTACTAGGTAGAAACAAACCAGCGACTACTCGTCCGAGCCCTTTAGACTTGCTAAGAAAAGACTTTAAGAAATTCATTCCTGCTTTTCCACCGTCTTTAGTAGCTTCTTGCTCAAGAACTCCTGATGGGCCAACGGTCTTGCTCATCTTGTGGGTACCGACCATGTCACTAATGGTATTAAGTGCTTTACTATCGCCATCATAATTTGCATTAGCAGCGCTCATAACTGCAGTAATTTTTGTTGCAGAAAGACCAGCAATATCTTTAAGGCTTGAATACATATCATGGAGTGATGAAGCGACTTTAGATAGTTTTGATACTACAAAATAAGTTGCCAGTGCACGTCCGACAATGTTCAAAGCTGTTTTATGCTTAGAAATTTCGGTAAGCGAATTAGCAATGCCTTCTAAACCACTACCACTAGTTCCACTAACAACTTTCAACATATCGCTAATAGCATCAAACACACCTTTGCCAACACTCATCGCAATACTTCCAAGAGCTTTAATGGTTTTAACGATACTTTCAGCATTGTTAGCTGTCCATTTAGACACCGCTTGAACCATGCGAGTTAAACCATTAACCACGTTATCCAGCATTTTAGATACTGAGCCATTTCCGAAAGCATCGGCTAAGGCTTTCATCACTGAGCCAACACCATTATTGACAGCTTTACCAAGTTCCTCAAACTCTTTTGTGGTGTTCTTATCCTTAATCCATTCAGAAACTTGTTTAACAACAGGATTAACAGCATTGGTTGTTGGAGCCATTGCTTCACCCATTAGTTGCTTCCACTTAGCAGAAATTTGACGGAACATACCAGGCAAAGTTCCCATTAGGTTTTCAGAAGCCTTCTTGTAGTGGTCGCCTAACTGGTTGAATACCGTTTCTGCATCTTTGGCACTGATTTTACCTGCTGAAATATCTTTTCGAAGTTCTGACATTGTTAAGTGGGAGTTATGTTGGACTTTACGTTCATACTTCAAAAGAGCTTCCCCAAACATTGGGAAAGCATCTGTAATCTGATTCATATCACCAAGTTGTAGCTTTGAGCTAGAAAGCATATGAGTAAAGTCCATGCCGACTTGTTTCAGGCGGTCACTAGACAAGCCAATAGCATCACCCATCGTCAAGAATGACTTGGTTAGTTTCATGGTTTCCGGTTGATTATCGAAAACATGGTAGAACTGTTGAGCTAATTCGTTAGTAACGTCAACACCCCAGCCAAGTTTGTTTGATAAATCAACAATGGAATTAGACATCGACTTAGCTTTCTTTGAACTACCCGTCAATGTGTCCCAAGTGGCGTTCATTTGTTGCATGGTCATATTGAACTGAATACCAGCACGCATGGCACCAACAATTCCATTTTTAATACCGCCCATTGCCATACTAAAACCGTTGGAAATTGAAGTACCAATTGCCGTACCAGCAATAATTGTTCGCAACCTAGTAAATGAATGCCCTGTACTTTCAACATTTCGTTTCAAGCCATTTAACTTCTGATTTGCGCTTGTGGTATTAACCGTTGGTTTAACAGTTGGCTTCTCATGTTTTAAAGCATTAACATTTCGCCTGAACTGGCTAACCTTTTCGTTACCTTCATTAGTGTCAGCTTTAACTTTAACGTCCTTACTCTTGATATTCTTGATTGAATTTTCAAGTTTCTTTGATGCTTCGGAAGCTTCGGAAAGAGAAGCCTTAGTGCTATTCAAAGCGGACTTAAACGTTGTCTGTTCTGTTGACCCAGAATTGAACTTCATACCTAATTGGTTGAGCTTTTGCTCCAAATTAGACATGCTCTGGTTCATCTTGGCAAGTGGACTAGTGACTTCATCAATCGCTTTAACTACGATTTTCTTTTCAACAATAATTCCGCCATCACTCATGAGCTTCTCCCTCCTTTCTTATCTGGCATGAAAATGTCCATAAACCGTTGTTGCTGTTTGTGTTTGTTGGTGATTTTATGTTGTAACTCTTTATCAGTGATTGACCGAATGAATTGTAACCTATCATTTAAGGTCTGCTTGTTCTGATCATCATCATATTTGTCTAGGTCAACCATTACCGTTGGTAACAACGTTGAACCTAAAGCAAACCGCATATCTGATAGCAAGTTATAGCTGCGTTTGTAACCACCAGCAACAATTGTTTCAAACTCTCTTGGACTCATAGAATACAATTCATCAAGTGTTGTTTTACCGACCACTTCGTTAATCAAGCGTAAGCGGTCAAACATTGACTCGTGAAAGTCAGCTATTACTTGCCTAACTGTTCGAGGAACTTCTTCGTTAGATCGTATTGTTTCTTGGCTAGAGCTACCCCGTTCCGTGCTTCTTGTAGACTCTTCTTGCTTTCCTTGCTGTTGTCGTTGGATTCTTCCATGACTTCTAAGGCGGCTTTTGAGGTCGTGATATTTTCGTGAAGAGTATGAAGTAAGTGATTGATCTTCAGCTTTAAAAAACCTACGTTTTGAATCTCCTTGTAGACATTCCCATAGGGATCCTTTTCGTCCCAAACGCCCATTTCAGCAAGTGCTTGTTCAATTACTGAACGAGTAGGACGCTTGTTACCAACCACTGCTGACTGATAGAAAGTAATGATTGCATCAGGGTCTTGATCAACCAATCCAGCGACCAATTGGCTAAACCCATCAGCCTGAGCAGTATCCTTGTTCTTAGTCTTTTCGATTAAACGATTGTAGAAATTGTAATCGAGCTTTGTTTCGTATTCATGACCATTAATGGTTAAAGATTGCATATATATACCTCCATATTGCCCGCCCTTGCGTACTGTTTATTTCATAGGCGAGTCATAAGTTTTAAGCATTTGCTTCTGTTACTGTGACGTTAATTTCTTTGGTAGCACCGCCATCATTAGACTTCCAAACTACCTTAGTTTGACCAGCTTTCAACAATTGCAAATCAGCAACTAATGAATTTGCTTCAGGAGTTACCGATACAATGGTTGGGTCTTGTGATGTAGCAGTGATATTGCCATTGGTAACATTGTCAGGCTTAATATTGCTGATCGTTACCTTAACCTCGTCACCAACTTTGCCGTTAACGTCCCCATGATCAAGGTCGAAGCCTTGCATTAATACAGGGCTTACTGGTGCGGTTGTACCACTGTGGTCTGGATTAGTGAGTGCTCGCCGTGTCACTACCAGCAGTGAACTTTTGGTCCATTGGAACAGTACCAGAAGCATCACCAGCCTTAGAATCATCAGTAGAAGTAGATACAAGGTCACCGTTTTCACCAGCGCCAATTTGACCTGGCTTAGTGAAGTTGTAGTACTTAGCAACTGCGGTGAACATACCTTCATCAAAATCTTCAGCGCTTAAAGTGAATGGGTTACCGTTATCATCGTACCGGCGAGTTTCACCAGTAACTTCAAAGGTAACGTTCTGCGCAATAGCAGTGTTAAGGGCTTCCGTTTCAGGTAATGCTGAAATCTTAACCAGAGCATATTCAGCGTCAACAACCCACTTGCCACTAGCATTTTTACGAAGAGTATTCCAATCGACACGCCATAATGGCATAGTCCAACCATTTTGCCAAACCATATAAAGATCACGAGCAACATCTGTCTTGAAGCCATCACCCTTAGTCATAACAACGTTGACAACCCGTTGTTGGTTCTTTGAACCAGTGTCCTTGATGTTGAATTGCTTAGTTGGTGTTGAACCAAGTGTTGCGGTGTTAGTACCAGAAGTTGCCCCTTGCGTTCCTAAAACATGGCAAGGATTAGTTAATGGCTCTTTAGGGTTCTTGTAGTAATACATAACCTTGTCAGAAGAACGAGCTTCGACAATTGGTTTTTGAGAATTATCACTTTCTAATACTGTCATTAGTTAATTCATTCCTTTCTTTAAACTAAAAAACACGGCTATAAAACCGTGTCTTCAATAACGTTGTAAGTTACTCGAATAATTTGTCGATTTAAAATCTGGTTGGTTGAACTATCCACCATTGAAGATAGTTGTGGTTTACCTACTAGCCCCACAGAATAGCCGTCTATGCTGACTTGTTGGCATAACTGCATAATCTTATAGGCATTGGTTAAACTCCTCACGAGCTTATCTTGAGCGTCCACCACATCAATCTGAAATGGATAACTGTATTCAGTTGCATTTTTAAATTGATCTGTAGAACTGCCATTCAATAATTGCACTCGACATACTGGCATTTTCTTTGGTACGTCTTGGGACGCTGAAAATGCTGGTATACCTATCTTCTCAATATTTTCAACCAACCATTCATAAATCTTTACGAAAGATGGTTCATCGTTCATTAGCTAAACCCCTTCCGAATTGCTTCATCAATTGCTTGTTCAAATGGCCCATTTAATTGTTTCAGGTTCAAGTGATTGGCTGCATCTTCAAACGGGTGGTGCGCTGGATATTTACGAGTTAACAGACCAAACTCGAACGCTTGCGAGTAGTTATACCCGCCATTAGTAGTAGTCGTATAAATTTCATGACGATTACCTTTGACGTGGTCTTTAAGGTTATCAACCATACGCTGATTATTCCCTTTACGATCAAATGCTGGCGTACCAGGGTGATAACTAGGCTGGCGGTACTGACGCTCACGCATTAAATCTAATACTTCGCCTTTAGCACGTTCTGCCATCTTGTTAGTAGCTCGTTCCCCATTAACCGAAGCAAGAGCTGTCATGTTCCGCAACCTACGACCACCAGCACCAAATTCATTCTTATCCAACGTGGCGGAGATTTGAGCCATTACCTGACGCATATCGCTGTCATCATAATCAAGAATAATCTTGGGAATATTATCATTGTTCCAGCTCATTACTATCCACCTCCAAATCATTTGAGAAATAAATATCAGTTCTCGTTGCATGTTTGCGAACTTGAATGACCTTGTACTTCTCTAAATCATCATCACTGACCCCCTGTTTGGGAAAAGCAATTGCATTGGCTTTCTGATTGCCCTGAATACGAGCAACCCAAGTCATATCGAATTGTTTTCCAAACAGGTTATTTTGTACTTGTGCGCCGTTCACTTCGGTAACGTGGGCAATAACATGTTGATAAGTCCAGACTTCGCTATCGTCCAGCGTTCCATGAACAACAGTTTTTGTACATAAAACAATTGGTCTTAATCGGCTTACCATGTCCAGACACCGCCTTTTGAGCCTGTGTTCTGGTTAGCTAAATAACGTTCTAATAACGGAATAAAGGGGTTAAGCTCGTTGTCTTGAAACGACCAACTCGCCCCTTCTTCACTATATGTTTTAGCCCCGTCAGCGTCATTCAGTGATTGAACATAGTGAGCTTCTGTAATTCTGATTACTACCACTTCAAGTTGCGTTGGTAGATCATCTTGACCAACATACAAACAAACCATATCTGACGCTTGCTTGATGAAGTTGCTTAATTGAACATCAAGAGAATTATCTTTAATTCCCTTATCTAATTTAACGGTGGTCAATAACTCGTTGACCTTTGCGTCTTCCATTTAGACCACCTCTTTCTATTTACTTACCTGCTCCGTCGCCCTTAGCGCCTGTGCCAGTAAAACCAACAGTTGCAAGCAGAGCATCGTTATAAATTGCTGTTGCAAGGTATTCAGTAGTTGAAGCCTTGTTGATTTGGTGGTCACCATCGTACCAAGCATAAACTTGTGGTGCCCGCTTTAAGTAAGTCTTCATAGCGCCGGGCTTGACAGCGATAGCGTGTCCCTTAGTCAACTTAGCAGTCCGAACAATTTCCCAACCAAGTAATTCTCCAAAGGCACCATTGATTAAGATGTTGTCGCCTAAGTCAGAAGCTCGTGTCCAGTTGTCGCCAGCGGTCTTACGCAATGATGCAGCATCTTTGTAGGAAACATACAGGACACCTTGTTGAGGGTAAGTTGCGCCTTCAACCGCGTTAGTGGCGTTAGCAAAGGTGTCTTCCAAGTTGTCGATCAGATCGACTTGATCTGGAGTGTTTGCAGTAACATTTAATGGCGCGGTCTTGGCAGTGTTGAGAATGTCATCGTCAACATAAGTAGCCAAAGCCATTGCCATTTGACGTGCCGCTTCTGTCCGAGGGTCGCCGTATGGAATGAATGCCGCTTCATCAGAAATGGAGTAAGCAGATACAATCTTCTTAATTTTAGCCTGTTGGGTTGTGTATTCGAGTGAATCGAAGTTGATTTGTTCTCCTTCACCGTATTCTTTAGCAGAACCAGTGAACTTGTATTTAGGAATTGTAATAGTGTCTCCCGGCTTACCTTCTAATGTGGTATCAACAGGAGCGATTGATTGAAATACGTTTAATTTAGATAATTGTGCGCCGATCATTGGTTCCAGAACTTGTGGATTCAACATGTCGGCAAAATGGGTATAGTTTGTAGGACTTGATGTTGCCATAAATTAATAACTTCCTTTCTTTTAATTCAGTTGATTATTAGCTTCCATGTACTTTTGCATTTCAGCATAGTTCATGTCGGCTAAGTGCTTCTTTGGAGCTTCTGGTTGAGCAGGAGCACCACCTTGTGGAGCCTTCCCAGCAGACGAACGATGTAATTCATTCCGCACTCCTTGGTCAACTAGCTTCTTGAACATGTCAATGTTGGACTTGGTTTCTTCTTCGGTTTCACCCAAGAGCATTTCAGCCCCGCTAGTTGGCAGGTTTTGTTCTGACAGCAAATCTTTAGTGTGAGCGATATGTTCACGACGATCTAAGGCTTGAACACGTTTGGCGTAATCAGCTTCTTTCTGCTTCAACTTATCTTCACGATCTTTGGCTTCTTTTTCAGCAAGTTGTTTAGCAGACATTCCAGCCATTTCTTTTCCTTCATCACGTCCTTCTTGGCGTGCTTGTTCCAACTTCTGCTTTTGCTCGGCTTCCCACTTCTTACGTTCTTCGGCAAGTTGAGCTTTAACGATTGAACCCAGTTCATCACGACTAAAAGACTTTTGAGCTTCTTTTTCTGGTTGTTCATTAGGTTCTTCCTGCTTTTGAACTTCTTCGTTTTTCTTTGGTTGTTCTTGTTCTTCCATGAATAAAACTCCTTTGCGTGTAACGCTCGCCAGCGAAACTCGTTTAACGTCCGGCGACGAAACAAGCCTAATTCTTTAATGACTTTTAGACCGCCAAAGTCAAAATAAAAAGGAGCTTAAGCAAAGCTCCCATCTGATTTATATAATTCAATTTGATTAATGTCTCGTCCTTGTATGTAATACACATATCCATCAACTTCAATTGGTAACATCATCAATTCACCTTTATTAAAAGCTGTCAGATCTTTCAATTGAATAATACAGTTATCAACCGTTGTATAACACGGTTCACTGTCATTGATATTAGCATTGTAAAAAGTAACTTGTGCAACAACTTCAATTTTAGAATTTTCCATAGTATTCCTCTAAAATATTTTAGTAATTTCAAATGACTAAATTCTATTGAAATAGATCTGGATTATCCATCATCTCATCAACCGTTGGTAAATCATCGGTATCGGTTTCTTCAACCCCTTCAATCCAGCATTGACAATTAGGGTGCATTGGTGGCAGATTAATGCCTTCCTCTGCATCGTCCACATCATAGATGTTGCCATCAATGTGTGAGCATTCAGCGCAAGTGTTCGACGCTTCCAAAGACAAGAAACGATACTTGCTTACTCCTCGAGCTTTCAAATCACCAATGGTTGCCCCATTAAGTTCTCGGCAAGTTTGTGTTCTGAATATGGTTCTCGCTCTTGCTAATGAACCACCAGTACCATCTTTGCCATTGAGCACTCGGTCAACATCTTTTACATAATTATGTTTGGCGTCAGTATCCATTGACGCTGTTTTACAAATATCTTTGACCTTAGAAATGGTTTGCTGAATGTTGCGGTTAATATCCGTATGGATTCCATCACGCTGTACTACTGAACGTGATACTGATTTTTGCAACATCACATCATAGTTGTACGGTATCTTATGCAATCGTGGTGTAACTTGGTGTTGAACCACTGTGGCGTGCCTAATCTGCTTCGGTGCTTGACTTCCCATCGTACCTACCATTTTATGAATGTGGGAAGCCACTCTAATCATCGGAGTAGCAATATGAGCTGTAACCACATCACCCATTTTAGGGTGACCCAGTAACAGACCAGAAGCATAGAAATTAGTCAACGGTTGAACATCTCCACCAAACTGGGCTAATTCGTCCAGAGCGTCCTGTATATCAGCTTTTGATGGTTTGCTTGACCAATCAACCTTATCAGCAAGAAAAGCGCTAATTTCGCCCTTAATTTGACGATTAGCAATACGGTACAATCTGCCAATTGCTTTATCCAGATCATTACCAGCACCATAGAATGACTTAATGACTTTACGCTGTTGTTTCTTACTTAGCATTGTTACCACCCTTACGCTGCATTTGAGCAATAAACTCTTCTGGAGTCTGCGGTTGTTGTTGACCAGCTAACTGTTGAGCCTTTGCCTTGGCTTCTACTAAATCGGCAGGGTTAGTGCCTTGTAATGGCGCTTGATTAAAACCATAGGTATCCTGATCAGGGTCTTTTTCCTTTTCATCATCAATTCGTTGTTGCTCAGCATCAGCAGAAATACCAGTAACCGTTGCTAAGAACTCACGTAATGTCTGGTCACTTAGCAGTCCAGTTTGATTAAGCTGGGCTGCCATTTGAACTATGTCCGCATTATTACGTGGCAAGTTCGGGTGGTAATCAGGTTTATAGTTGTTCATAAGACTCGGGTCACTGATTGCTCGGTTGTGTTGCCAATAATTACCTAACAGACGCAAACGACGCATAATTCCCCGAGTGTACAGGCTTTCTTGCATTGACCGCTCTTGATCTTCTCCAAACAACTTATACATCAATGCAACACCACTAGACTGACCACTAAACGCTTCATCGGTCGTATTAGGTGTGTTGGTATCCTTATGAATATCTGTAATGAGCTGGTTAATATAAGTTGACCAACCTTGTTCATTGAGCTGTTTGACCAGATATTGAGCAGACGATGGAACTACCGTTGTTCCGTTGGCATTGTCATGGAACGATGGTTTGAGCCAAATAAACGGGTCTTTGCTACTGATGTTTGGTACCTTAACAGGTTCACCATGCTCATCTAGCAATGGTTCGCCATCAGCTTTCATGACCGTCTTCATATTGTCAGAAAAATCAAAATCCCCATTGATCATTAATTTAGCATTAGCAAAATCTTCTTCGCTGTTTGCCATTTCTGACATCGCTAAATCGTAGGCATCAATTTCATCTAACTTCGATTCCCAATCGCCTGTCTTGTTCTCGTTATTAATGAACTCGGTTAAAGGAACAGCACCGAAACTAGTGTTTTCTTGACCAATCAATTTATAGTTACCGGTTGACGAATTGCTCGTATCAATGGATTTAAAATGATATGTCTTGTTAGCTGTATAAACATCAACATAATATTGTTGCTGATTGTCATAGTTCACAACATAATAACGAACCCCAAACAATGAATGCTGATCAATTGATGTGTCATAAACCACAAAAGCTGTGGCAGGATCAATGGCTCGCATTTTCACATCAGGTACAGGCACGTTACCTTGATCGTCTTCTTGAGCTTCATCAGCATAAAGCAACTCATAAGCTCGACCAGTGACAGACAGATTAGTTTTCATAACCTTTTCGTGATACTGCTCATCGTTGGCTCGATTGAATGGTTTGATTAAATCATCTAGTTCATCGTTCTTATCGTTCCCATCATCACTGTTGTACTTGAATTGAATTGGCTTCCCGAGCATATAGCCCACTCGCATGTTAGTAATGAACTTAGCGAAGCCTGAAGCAATCCGATTGTCAGCTCGGTTCATTTGCTTTTTATCATTGTGCCAATAGTGAATGTCGTTATCGCCTAAATAGTAGCGTTGCAGCTTCGCAATTCGTGGTGCGTCCATTGTGGAATGCTTCTCCACAAACTTCTGTACTACATCGGCAATCATATTGACTTGATTACTATCAAAATAGGCATGGAATACATCGGCTGGCATCACATAGGTTTGGTTTGCTTGTGTGTTCCATCGTTTACCATTCAAAATCGAACGGCTATATAGTTCTTGATTATCTTGTAACATCTAGTCACCTCACAGTCCCAACTCTCGCATACCACGCAAGATACCTTCACGGTCGTTACTTGCTGGGTGGTATGTCTTACGTTCTTTCAAGTGCATGTAGGTAGCGATTGCATATCTAACTGCCATTCTGTTATCGTAAAGGCTCTTTATCCTCTACTTCTAATACTTTGCTTCGTATTAGCTCAGACTATCTTTTGTTAAGGGGAAGATTCATCTTGTGTTCTGCGTTATATCTTGCCGAACACTTTCTTGAACAGAACTTTTTCTTAGAATATTTATTACACGTAAACCTTTTGCCACAGTATAAGCATGTTCTTTCTTCATCGTCTAAATGGTGCTCTCGTCTCCATTTACTTTTACAAGCATTAGAACAAAACCTAGCGTTTGACTGCATCGAAGAAAATTTCCTGCCACATTGTTGACAAACGAAGTGTCTTACTTTGTGTAGCTTATCCTTAGTTCGCTGATACTGCTTTTTATGCCAAGCTCTGCCTTCGCTGGACTTGTGCCATTTTATAGCCTGTGGGAGCGCATTTTCTTCCATGTTTTCCCGTAGTTGCTCTTTACGTGCCACGCTCATATTTTTTGCGTGCAGCATTCTATGCTGATGTATACTCAAACATTCCAAGTTTGAAATATCATTATTATCCGTGTTCCTATCCTTATGGTGGATTTCATATCCGTCAGGAATAGGTCCGTTATACTTTTCCCAAACATAACGATGAAGGTCAATACCAAGTTCAGTATTTCGATAATAATGATGATGTTCTGATTTTGTAAATCTATATCCGTCATAGACAATTGTTTTACTCATAATATCCATTCCTTTCAATGAATATTATACCATCGAGTATCAGCAAGCGTCCATAACTATCCCTTTAACCGCAGGCCTCGTGGATAGGTTATATTCTCTAAACAGAGTTTCACTATCTAGTCGTTGCGCCTGTCTTAACTTTTAAATCAAGACTTCAGTTCTGATTGGCATTTCAGCTTTCCAGATTTTTTCCTGCGTTTATACTCGACTCAATTAGAATCGTTAATCGAGTGTGTCATCATTCTCTTTAACAACTGCATCTTCGTTCTTGTCGTCCCATTGATAGTTATAAATTTCATCTAAGAATTTAACTGGTGCGCTCTTCTTAACAAAAAAGTGACCTGTCTTCATTTGACGAGCCACTAATTCAATCCCGGGCACTACCGACTTCCAACCATACTGAGCGTTAATTCCCTCATGCTTAAAGTGGTCGATATGTTCGGTTCTTGCTGTATCACAATAGAACGGAATATCACGACCATATTTCTTTTGCAGCCGATGAGCGACATCAGTCCAGTATGGTATTTCTTCATATTGCTTGGTGTGTTCCTCTACCAAATACCAATTATCAGCATCATCTAATCCGAACACGACAATGGAGCCATTGTGTTGGTAACCCCAGTCAACGCCAGCAATATATTTCTTGATACCCTTAACTTCGTTATCAGGGATAACCATCTTGCGTTCATCGAAGTCTTTGTAGACAGCGCCTTCGCCTGTTACCCACAAGCCTAGAATTGATCTATCGTAATACATTCCACTAGGAGTGGCGTGCTTCAATGATTGAACATAATCCTTTGGTAAGAATGTGTTGTCATCTAACACGAAGTGGAATGTTTTAATTCTAGCCTTCGGGTCTTTGTTATCAATGTAGTCGGTCTTTAACCAATGTTGAGGGTTATCGGGGTTAGTGTCGCAGATAATTCTAGCGTTTGGCTTTGAACAACGTTGTACTATTTCTTGAAACGCTTCTTGCGTTGCCAAACTCGTTTCATTGACATAAGCGCCGTATGCGGTCAAACCACGAATTGCGCTAGCCCCTCGTATATTACCTGTATATGCCGGAACCACATCAACGCCGAAAATATGATAATGCCCATGTCTATCCGTCTTAGGATTAAATCCAAACGCATTTCTCAATTCTCCAATGACGTTGTTCTGAATAGAGTTAGACGAGTACCCAGCGAGAATGTACATCGGATTCTTATCTTTGTTTTTCTTAGCTTCGATTGATATTCTTTGAAGTTCAGCAAGGAATAAAATGTTATCAATGAAGGTCTTACCAGAACGAACGGCACCGTAATTAATTAGATACTTCCAATCAGAATGTCGGTAGCTCCATAGCACCCATTGTTGTTTAGGCGTCAGAACCTTACTTACTTTGATTGCCATGTTTCTGATCAACCCCCTCTGTTAAAAGATTGATAAAGCTACCAACGGCTTCTGTTACATCTTGACTACCGTTTTCCATGTTCTTAGCTCGTGCTTCACTGATACGAGTATCAGCCTTGATCTTCTTGAGCTGTGCCATTACAACTGGGTCATTAAGTGGATAACGTTTCATAATTTCTTTGGCTGCACTTAGCCTATCCTTTAAAGACGGCTCTCTATTAACTATTTCTTCAGAACCATCATGTTTCATCAACTTTTCAGGTTCCGTTTCTTCTTTTCGGAGAACCCTGGTATAAAATTGCAATACTTCCTTTGCGTCGGCAATTTTATGTGACTCGATTTCGGCCATCTTAGCGTCAATATAGGATTTAACCTTAACATTTCTTAACATTCTGATAGATGCTGCCGCCGCTACACCATCAGATTTAACTTGATAGCCCGCTTTAATATAGGCTTGTGTGGCATTGCCACTCTTAATATATTCATCAGCAAACAGCCGTTGTTTCTGTGTTAATTTCATGGCATTGCACCACACCACCTTTCAATTCATTGCAAAATAAAAAGACGATAGTTGTTACTATCGCCTTAACTATTTATCCTGTTTTCTCGGATCCTTAACTCCCGTAACGGCTTCCATACCCTCAGTAGTTACAATCCACTGTTTACCAAACTTACGAATGGATCCATCAGGAAACTTCTCAGGATTTTGTTGATAAGTTCTTCTAACATAATTTTCAGCGTGTCCCCAAATTTTAGACGCTTCTTTAGCGTCCATTATATTAGGGCTATTTAAGTTTATCCTAGCCATGCGTGAACTGCTCCATAAATAACCCAAGCAACAACACCAACTGCTAAAGCGAGCTTAATACTTTTTCGATACTTCTTTTCTTCTTTACTCATGATAAAATAGGATACGACAAAGCGGGCAAGGCTTCCGCCTTAACCCTTTGTTTCTTGTTTACTTAAGGAAATGCTTGACGACTATTTTGATTGTTTCAGCAATCGGATAAGCAGGTACTGCCCAAGCGGCGAAGGCCGCCCATTTGGTAGCTTCTGTTTTGTTGTCTTGCTTTTCCTTTTTCTTATGCTTTGGCATATCCATATCCCTCCCTTCACTTATTATAATAGTACGATATAGTACATAAATCAAGTGAAATGAAGGATTTTTTTATTTAATTTTCACGTCCCGAGCTTTCATTATTCCATTTTCCCCTAATGCCAATCACGCATTGAACTATTGACGCAACCAATAAGCTAATAACGACAATTCCAATAATCAAGCCGTAGTAAATAATTACAGGGCTAAATACCAGCCACCATGACCAGCTAATCACCTTTGCGAGTTTTGCTCCGGTGAAAATTGCTGTCAGTATGATCGCTAACCATTTCATCGTGTTTATGCTTCCTTTCGTATGTATGTTCAGCATGAACAAGCATTTGATGTTCCTGCCAGCTATTAACCAAGCCATACTGTTTGGTACTACGCATTAGAACATCTCCTTAGTTACTAGCCAAAAATAAATACATCCGCCAATTTCCAATAAAACTAAAAGCACTACAACGATGATCACCTTTCGCTTGCCACCATACAAATTGTGGTTAAGGTAATCCTTGTAGTGCTCTTTTGATAGCTTAATTTGTTTCCCTTGAACTGGATCTAACGTTCCTTTGCTGGTATCTGCTATAAAGGAACCTTTAACCGTCATGGGAATAACTTCGTAACTGTATCGCTCCATACCGTTCAAATAATAGTAGGAGCCAGTAAAACCAGTATCATGATTAATTAGCTTATCCGCATCAATATCTCGATAAAACGAATGTAAGTTAAATTTAGCAGCGTGATAATTATGACCAAAAATCCTTAATTGTTTGGCTTGGGTATTATCTGAGCCTGCATAATCCCACGTCCAGTAAGTTTCTGTATGCGTATTGCCCTTACTATCGCTCACTGTTCGAGTATGCATGGTATATCGTTCTAAGGTTCGTTTAACTGCCATAAAGTGACGTTTAGTCGTCATTTCATGAAACTTTGCCGACTGCTGACCGGCTATTTTAGCATAACTAACCACATTACCTTGCTGGCTTTTAACAATGTAATTAAATCGGTCAGGCTCCGTCGTTTTTAAAGCCGTTCGGTAAAGAATATCATGACCACGTTCATGATTAGCAATCCCAAAGCCAACTGCAATATCCAATACTACCGAAGCAACGATTAAGCCAATTAAGATTAACCAACGGTTGCGTGTGCTCATTTCATCACCTACTTAAACAAGTTAGTCGCTTTAGCATTGTCAACGTTGTAATGCAATGGCTCATAGGTCTGAGTGCTATGCCCCGTCAAACTAAGTAACTGATGGTTAGGAAACCGTCGTACGTAAACGTTATAGTTTTGAACTTGCGTATTATAGTTTTCCCGATAATTAGCTAAGCGGTTTTCCGTAATGCTGAATTCCAACATAGCTTGCTTATAGTTGCTCTGCGACTTCAATTGCGGGTATCGTTCAACAACAGCATTTAATGATTGGCTCGCCTGATTGATCTTACCTTGGTTAGCCTTGGAACGAGCATCCGTGATCTTCTGCTGTGTCGAGCTTTCGTACTGGTTATAACTTTGGACCGCATCAACCATATTCTTAAACAGGTCAATACGACGTTCCTCTTCCTTAGAAATATTCGCCTTAGCCGTTTGGACTTCTTGTTGACGTTTAATTTGACCATTCCCGATACTCAAGGCACTAACAAACAAAATTAGCAATACACCAGCAACACTAGCAACTGCAATTAAAGCCTTTGACTTCTTATCCATAATATTCACCCCATAATAAAAGCCCGTAACCACCAGTCGTGATCACGAGCTTCTTCGTTGTTCATCTTTCTGTATATGCAATCGGCCCACCACAGGGCGATGAGTTTACTTCGTATGTCCATCGTAAGCCTCCTACTATATATCTACTATTCGCAACTATATCTAGCTATCTAAGTTACTATCTAAAAAAGCCAGCCGTTAAGCTGACTTAAATTAGTACTCATAATTTCACATCTTTCTTTTGCTTTTTTTGTGGATTACTTTCAAAAATCATAGCTATGGATAACAAAGAAGTTTGAAAAGCATACGTCACAAAAATACCTACAAGCAAAAACCATATATAGTAAAGAAGATTAGTTATTTCTAACTTGTACGTGATTAATGATTGCATAACTATTGTAAGTATTAAACATGCAAAAGCACTTATTAATGAAAATACTAATAATAATGGTAATTCGTTTCTATATTTTGACTTTAATAATTCCTGCATGAACTTTGATTTATACATTGAAATGATCATTCCATAAAACGCTGAATAAAATCCTATCACTATAGAAAGAAAATTTACCATTGATTCTAAAATGTTCTCATATCCACCGAAATGTCTATAATTTACTCCGTATTTTTTGTTCAACAAGCACATCATTATAACTAATAAGAAGCCAACAATTAATGGTGCAATTTTAAATAATTTATTTCTCACATAAATCTACCCTTTATTTCAAATTCTTAAGAGCAACTTCCATCAACGGTTCTTTGGAGTCGGTGCCACCATTTAGATACAACCGTTGCATAACGTCCCGAACACTCCTTGAGTCCAAATGAACTCTCTTTGTCTGTTTCCCTTTTTTCTTCACAGAAGAAAATTTATGGCTTACGCATAATTTACCGTTTATTAAATCATACTTTTCAACTGGAGTTTTCCCCTTTTTGCCAGAAATAATTGCCGACGAAAAAATCGTTTTATCATTCTCTACAGCAGTGGCTAAATCTCTAAGATTTTCTTTATTTAAAGATGGGTTTTTAGCATTTCCTGCAGTTAAAGTAATACCTATGTTATATCCTCCTAAATTATCAAAGACCTGGCCAATACCACCTAGGCACTTGTTCAATATTTTTTGGCCCTTGAATGATTCAATACTATCGGTAGCAAATGACAAATCTATTTTCCTGTAATTATCAGAGTTTACTATTCCAGTTAAAATTTCTTTATCAGGAACAGGCTTAAATTGCAAATCTATTGATTCATAGTTTTTCTTATCACAGCTTTTATCAATTTTTATGGCAATCCTTTTATGCATTTTAATTAAGTAAGAATTTACACCTGTCACTGAAAGACTGTGAAAATTGCGCTGAATAAATAATAAGCAATTTTGAGTATCAAAAATACAATTTATATCTTCAGCAACGTATTCATCTGCATCTAAATCCAGATTTTTTAATTCATCTATTTCTTCTTTGGTAGTAGCTAATCCATCATCGCGCATTTTTGTCATATGAAAATATATCAATTCTAAACCCGGAAATTTAGCCAAAGTCTCATCATCAAGAACAAGATTCTCAACTTTGTCGAGCCTTGTTCCTAACCCATACAGCTTTACTTCTTTCTGATCCTTCTTTAAATGATTAATCCTTTCTATCAGACTCGCTATATTAATAGGCGTATCGTCACTAGCAACAGCTTTATAAACTTCAAATTTCACCTTTTGCTTTTTTACAACCAAATTTATTTCATCTCCTAATATTATTTCAATCTCATTCTACCAAAAAAAGGAGAGCATTTACGCTCTCCTTTAATGAAATAATATTAGGTGTAGTTTAACGTCATTGCGGACAATATAGGCAAAGGGTCACGCTCCCGTCATAGTCGCACTTTCCTAAAAGACTATTGCTTTCTGTAAGCCACCTATTCCAATCAAATACGAATCACTTTGATTCAACGTGACTAATGTCCAGAATCAACAGATATATACGTCACTGCTGACTTTCCGACTGGAAGAATAGCCATCGTTTACCAGATAATCTGGTAATACCTAAGTGGTGGAGTTGCACCGCACTTTTGCCACTATTAACACACGGATAACTAATTAATAGTGCCCCTACGGAACTTAGGAACATTGCAAATATGCCTGTTGAGATATTAAAGAACAGGCAATGCTGATGGACGGAATCGAACCGCCTTGTTACCGATTTAACGGATTACCTGCCACCAATGGTACACATCAGCTTAATGTGCCTTGTCAAAGAGATATACCCGATAACAAGGCATTATTTGGAATGTTGCTGCTAAACCTGGGAAAGCTAGGCAACGGGCTTTTTGGTTCAGGCGGTGTTAGACCAGCAGAAACACCAATTTGTAACATAACCATAGATTAAGTTAGGAAAGACATTTAGTATTTATTTCGGAGTATGCTTCGCCAACACGTAGTTGCTGGTCTTGAACCTTTTAACGACGTGTTCAGGTCACATCTTTAATCTTTTCAACAATACCAATATACAGCGTCGAGTGTCGGCTCGGTGTCGGCATTTTATCGGTTTTTCGTCCTACTTTGTCGGTAAATCGTCCGGTTTTTCGTTTTTAACATGAAAATCAGGAATAATTGTTGAATTAACATGGTAAATTTCGCAGCCGGTTTCAACGGTATCAGCAAACTCCCAACACGCTTCATCATCTAATGAGTAATACTTGTCACGTCCGCAATTGAGTAATCCCACCATTTGATAAACTGCCAATCGGTCACGTTTACCCGTAATGTAACGATGTTCAAGGATTAATCTTGAGTCATGAGAACAGCCTTTAACAGCGAAATAAACGGCTCGCTTAGCATTATTATAGTCAACGTAAGTTAGAAATTTACGTTCTGACGAATTACCAGCACCGCCACCAGGTACACCGGTTATATCCATACTTGGGGAGTGTAGTCCCCAGTCTCCAGCTCTTCGACAAATCCGTTCGTACTTATCATCATCATAAAAGAAATCACGAACCTGGTCGATGGTAGCTTGCTTATCAATTTCTGGTAAAAGCTCCACAACAGCACTCCCCTTTGTTATAATTATTTTTGATTGAATATTTTAGGGAAGTCGTCCATTGTGGCGGCTTTTTTATTTGTTCTCTGTTGCCAACAGCAAGTAACAGTTAAATCGTCTGCCATTAACTACACCATTAATTTCTTGTCCCGAATAAATCTGTATATCGTGATCGTCATCAAGATAATATGCTTGCCTTTCAGCTTCTGTTTTATCCATTGTTTCTTTCTCAAACGGGTAAACTCTTAGCCTTATTGAGCTATCTTCGTTAATCAAATCGTCGCTGTAATTACCGGCAATTGCCTGGGCTATACACTGTGAGTTGGCAATTAGTCGTTGATCTTTCGCTTTTCTAATCGCTTTTTCTCTGTCATCTGTTACGTAAAGAACTTGTTCACGATAATCGCTGTAACTATCCCACGTTTGAACTATCAAATAGATATTATCTCCCGGTTTCATTGTTCAATCCTCCTATTCAAAGATCGCCCACACATTGGGCAATAATAAATTAGACTTATACATAGCTGTTGAACTTTACGTTCATCTGTACTTCTGGGATAAGGTTCACCATAAATGCCTTCAAAAACTACCCTCGCTGGATCATCTGGATAAATAAACAATCGTTTATAAGCATCGTCATATCCATAAGCCCCTTTTATTACTGGCATTCTTTTATAGGGTTCATGACAGTACGGACAATTCTTTTGTTTCTCAGTTAGTTTCATCAGTCGCACCTCTCATACGTCCGGCGGAATTCTTTATCCGACAGGACATTAATCTTGCCATTGTCACCCTCAATAAACCAATCGCCCTTTGAGAAAATTAGCGGCGCACCAAAATCAAAGTTATCAAGAGAATTGAGCGTACGTACAAAACCCTCCCAGCCGAACTTTTTCAATCCATACTTTTCCGCCATTTCATCCGACCCATCGAACTGCTCGGCCTTGATGGTCGTCTTCTTTCTATACTCGTGTAGCATTAGTCGTCCTCCATCATTTGGTCAATCTTCAACTCTACGCCCTTGAGCTTTCCATCAATAAATGCCGCCATTTCCTGAAAGGACTTAATCTTTGACTCACTAGCCGCTACTTTGATGTACGACTTAACTGCTTGCCCAAAAGTATGAAAATAAAGTTTAGCCCCAATAAGGTGGCCGTTTTTATCTAGCTCTGCATTGACTTTGTGCTTAACGAGGACGGGATCGCCCCACTTGTTAATTTCAATGCTGTAATGCTCATCTAAATCAATCCTCATTAGTAGTCCTCCACTGGTTCAATATCAGCTTTGCTCCAATCAATAGCTAAGTAGTCTAACTTCTTTAGTCGTTCTATTTCATTTTTAGTAAAGCACCAACAGTCTGCCGCTGGTGGGTTTTGAATATCCGTTGTACTAAAATAATCCTGGTTGTAGATGCCAGATTCAACAGGATAATCTCCATCGTCGACGTAATATCCCAAATAACTATACATAGCATCATCACCACCAAAAATGTTGATGGTATACTTTTGCTTTTTATCTCGATTTTTATCGAACTCAAATCCATCTGGTAGCATAATTATTCCTCCACTGGTTCTAACGCCTTATCCCAGTCAATAGCTAAGTAATTTTTAAAATTATCCATAATAAATTTCTTGGTAAAAGTGGCTGCATAGTTTTTATCTTTGGTTACTCTGTAAGCAAGAAATTGATCATTCTCCGGTGCAAATAACGTATCACCGCATACATCACACAGATATAACGGGGTCGGCAAATCCGAATTGTTAATGCGAATCCGATATTTCTTAGGCTCGGTAATTCCGTTATCTCGAATGTCTTTTAACCAGTCAACAACCATAGGTGTTGCCCAACCACTAAACCACGAGCCTTCTAAGTATTGAATGTGCTCATCTAGTTCTTCTCTAGTCATTGTTTTTCTCCGTTTCATTTTCTTTTGCTGTATCGTGTAGCATTTCGTCTGAATTTACCGTATTGCTTACGCCAGTATTTGGAATACTCGTAACTCCCCTTATCCATGAATTTTGCTTTCTTAATTTGACGTTTGCGTTTTCTGCAAATATCGCTAGGAATGCCATATCCCCAAAAATTCTGCAATATTCTTTTGAGCTTTCCAGGGTTCTTATGATTTTTCTTTAATTTCTCAATAATTTTGTCAAGATCGGGTCTCATAAATTCATCTGGTTTCACTTAACTCACTCGCTTTCACATCTTTGCCAATTGGCCCTTGCGCTATTGTTACTGTGTTATTCAATTTATTAATGCCGATCACCTTGTATGAATTGCCGTGATAGATTACTGGCTTATCATTGTCCATACATTTCTAAATCTTATCTATCTGCATCGTTCCAGTCATACTCCGTTTCTGCTGTAATCTCGTCAAGCGGTACGTTAATCACTAGATACTCATACGGTAAGCTCACCAGCCAGCACGTTCTCTTGTCGCTGTTTACCTTGCGTATCTGGTAAAGGTGGTTGTGATATACCACTCCTCCACCATTGACATATAGCCAAATTGCTTGCCTGCTTATCATACGTTCACGCCCCAGCATACCCAAGTTGATCTTGAATGGCCGGTAACTTCATAGACCGTTGCCCATGTAACACCCTTGCGCTTGTAAAGTTCAATCAGCTTACGCTTATTATCAAAATCAGCTTGCAATGAATTAGCAGCCTGCCATTCCACCTCAAATTTGTTATTTAATAGTCGCTTCTCTTCTGAAGGCAAGTACCTGCGATGTTGCTTCTTTTTTTCTTTTCCAATCGCCCCAGGTGCGTAATTGTGCATCATGTGAACTCGCTTCTGCGGTGTGTCTAATTGCCGCTTGTGTAATTTAACCCAAGCTCTGCCCTCGTCAGTCATCGCAATGCCACGGTCTAAATAATCCTCATAATCAAGAATCCATAGCAGTTGTTTAGGCATTTTGCTCATATCTACCACCCCACCAAGTCATGTATGTCGTAATTGATGTCCTTATAGACGTTGTAATGGTCGTAAATTGGTTGACCGTTATCTTTGTTAATCTTCATCTTGCCGTGCTTGTCGTAATGAACATGCTTATCGTGCATTGTGTTTGTTGTAAACCCAGGCATTTTCATTTTGAAGTCATGTGCTCGTGGCACTACAACTTCTACTGGCAGGTTATGTTTCCAAGCAAATAGCTTAAATCTGATTTTCGCCGCTGGATCAATTAGCCAACTGGTAAGCCCCGTTTTGACGTCGTAAACATGGAGCATTTGTCCTTCCTGATCATAAACAACGAAGTCAGGAGTATAAGCTATCCCGCTCATGTTGTAGCCACATACGGGAAACTTCCCAAGCAATTGAAATCGTTGGTGTATTTCTACACGATATTTGCAATGCTCTAAGTACCGACGGTAGAAGTCACATTCCTTTTGGCTATCAAATTT